CTAACGCGGCGCTCACTGCGCTAATATCTACGCGGCTAAATCCTGTTAGGATACCACAGGAAAGCGCTTTCCCTGCTGTTAGTTATAACTTAATTAGCGAAGTGCCTAACCCTACAAAATCAGGGCACAGTCGCACAGAGTTTGCACGCGTTCAAGTTAATGCTTATGGCACAAGTTTGAGCAGTGCGCAGGCGGTTGCTTCAGCAATTCGCACAGCGTTTGAGGCGGTAACATTGCCCGGAACTTTTAACGGGATTAAATGCCAAACACTTGAATACGACGGCGAGAATCACACCGCTGATGACACGGCAGCGTTTGCGGGTTTATACCAAATTTCTCAGGACTATTTAATTAACTTTACTAGGTAATGGCTAAAAGTTTAAATATTGTTATAGGCGCCGACATTGAAAAACTGCGCGAAGGGTTTAACAAAGCCATTGCGATAGTTCAAAAGAGCAGCAACCAAATGAGTGCCGAGGTTGCGAAGTCGGCTAAGTCGATGGAGGAACGTTTGGCGGCTATTGCTACGCGCAACCCAACAATGGGCAGCGTAAGGCAGTTGACTCAGTTGGCGATGGAAGCCCGGGCATTGGGTCCAGAGTTTGCCCAAGTTGCTAATGAAATAATTAAACAGGCGGGCCGCATGAAGGATGCCATCGCCGACACGCGCGGAGAGGTGACTTATTTTGCGAGTGACACGCGTCGCTTGGATGCGGTGCTTGGTGGTATTCAGGGAGTTGCAGGGGCTTTTGGAGTTGCGCAAGGTGCGGCTGCTGTATTTGGTGGAGAAAATAAAGAGCTGCAGCAAACAATGGTAAAGTTGCAGGGCGTTATGGCTTTGGTAACTGGATTGCAAGCGGTTCAAAATACCTTGCAGGCAGAAAGTGCTTTCATGGTTGGACTAACTACCGCGGCCACAAAAATACAAACCTACGTTTTAGGGCAGGCAACAGTTGCCGCGCGTGTTTACTCTGCCGCATTAGTTGCTACTGGAGCGGGCGCAATTATTGCGGGCTTAGTTTTAATTTATAATGCACTACAAAATAATGCGGAAGCGGCCGAAGCTGCCGAGGAGGCACAGAAAAAATATACTACCGAATTAGAGGCGTACAATAACAGAGCGTTAAAATTTGTTGAAAGGCAGTTAGAATATAGAAAAGACGTTGCAATAAAAGAGGCGCAGCTTGCGGGTAAAACAGAAGCGGAAATTGCAAAGATTGAACTCGAGCACATGAATAAAAGGCTAAAAACCTTAAAAAAGTTGCACGACCAATTAAGCGACGATTCAGAAACAAAATTGCAATTAACACAAATTACCCAACAATTAGAAAACGATATTGTATTAAAGGGTTTAGATATTCAGATTGCCGCTAAAGGAAAGTCAACCCAAAAATCTGTAGAACTTACCGAAAAGCAATTAAAAAAAGAATTAGATTTAATCATTGCCCACGGCAAAGGAGTAAACGATGCAGAGCAGTTTAACATTGATCGCAATAAAAAGCTTAAAGACAAAGCAGCAGCCGACGCTTTAAAATCAAAGCAATTTACTCCTGCTAATATGATGGCGGGCACAGGCATTGCCCCAATATTATTGCAGGTAAAAATTGATCCGCAGAGTTACAGCGATACGGTGAAAAAAATGAAGGAGTTGACGGCAGAGCTTAACGCTGCATTTGCTACTTTGCAGACAGAGGCCGCGGCGTCATTTGCGCAGTTTATTGCAGACGTTGCTACTGGCGATAAAGACGCGGGCAAAAACTTCGGTAAAAATATGCTGGGCGCAATCGCTGGCTTTATGGATACCTTAGGTAAGGCTATTGTAGCCACAGCTATTGCAACAGATTTATTTAAAAAATTAATTGTAGCCAATCCAATAGCCGCCGCTGCTGTGGGTGTAGCGTTAATGGCTAGTGCTGCAATAGTGCGGAATACTTTAGCAAACGGCCCAGAGGTTCAAGCCTTCGCCGATGGTGGTATAGTTAGCGGGCCAACGCTCGGCCTTATGGGTGAATATCCCGGGGCAAGTTCTAACCCTGAAGTAATAGCACCGTTGGATAAATTAAAAGGAATGTTAAAGACAAACGACAGCAGCGGATTTGTGGCAAGCACTTCAATACAAGGCAGGGATTTGGCAATAGTTTTGGAACGATATAACAGAGATACAGCACGCGGATAATGGCACGGATTTACTACGGCTCATTTAAGAGCATCAACAACGTAACCCACAGAGTAGAGATATGGGACGGACCGACAGGCACAGCGAACAGCGGAGGCACAGAGTTAACCCTTGCGGGTGAAGGCTATGTGATTACACGCAAGGGCGAGGGCGACCAATTGTATACGAATTACATACGACCAAGCCGAGTAGAGACGTATTGGGTAATCCCAAATAATACAGTACTAAACGATTTTGAAAGTATAGCTACAACGACAGAGCAATATTGGGCCATCCTAATTTATAAGGCGGGCGTATTGGATTACGTGGGGCGTGTTCTAGCGGATCAGTTGACGCGTAAACGCGAAGCCATCCAAGCGAAGCCAGTGCTACAATTAACGGCAGTAGATGGATTAGAATTACTCAGCGGTTACAAGGTAGATCCATCAAACTTTACAGACGGCAAAATTACAATCGCGCAAATGTTTAGGCGGGCTTTGGATACGCTATCGCTTAAAGATTATTGGGTAATTGATGGAACGCAAACGGATTACTTCCGCGAGGCTTCAACGGTTTACAACTCCGCAGCTAGTCGCAAAGGATTTGATTTGGAGCAGGTCGACATCAATACTTTTGTAAATCAGTACGATCAATTTAGAGACGTGCGCGCTACGGATGTTAATCAATATATCTATGCCGACAACGATATGCTAGATTATGGGCAAGCGTTAGAGCAACTTTGCGAAATTAAGCAGGCGCGTTTAATCCACTCGCAGGGTAAATACTGGCTTGTAAGTTTTGCGGATTATATTGACACTACAATTACCTATAGAGTCTACACGTATACCCTGCAGTTTGGAAGCACGACGGCAACCTATTCACACAGGCAAACATTGGGCACATCGCCCGCACGCCCGCAGTGGATGGCTAAGCCAAATCTAACTCACCAAGTTGCTGCGAAGTTTGTGCAAGTTGACACAGAACGCAGTTTGGGTGCGGGAGTTTATAGGAGTTGGAATAACAAAACATCAACTGCCTTAAATAAAGATTTTACAAATATACCGACAGGAACCACGCCAGACGATGCGCCTATACGCGTAAGGTTTAACGTAAAATTTGCCCGCGATTATAAAGTTGTTTCTGGTGTAACTTATCCTGAGCAGTACACAATTGTAACCGTGCAAATTGCTGCACTAGATTCTAGTGGCAACTCAAAAAGCCCATCACGATTTAGCAATTACTACTGGAATACTAACGCAGGAGGCATCGTTCCAAGCACACGGGAAAAAATTGACACAGATAAACAGACAAGCACTTGGAGCACTTACAACTTTGATAGGAATTTAACGACGGCCCCGACTGGATTCGATAAGCTGAGAGTTATAATAACTGTTGAATCCGTATTTAGTAACTTTGATAAAAAAGGAAAGCCTACGGGTTACATGTCATCGCCCACCCCTAAAGAGTTTTGGGGTGCAATTAATGTGGCATTTGCAGACGCGAGCCCATATGAGAACCCCGATTTTACTTTTGATATTACGGAAGTTTACGCACCAGATGCAGGCAGTTCTGTTAATTCCGTTCCTGTTATATTAAATCCTAAATACTATTCAAGTAATACCAAATACGCAACGGGAATTATACGGGTATACGATGGCACAAATTACCTTAACGCTGGCTCTACTTGGTACGGCGGTTGGGATTCTGTAACTGTTGGAACGATAACCCAAATGCTAGGGCAAAACGTGGCGGGATTGTATAAGGATTTTATGCCAGTTATACAAGGCACTTGGGTAGACTCGGGAACTATGAGCGCCATTAAGAGCTTGTATTTTGACGGGTATACTTGGGTGCTTCAGGGCTGCCAATACTCTGCCACCTCTGACCAATGGGCGGGTGAATGGATTGCAATTATACCGACCTATAGCGGCGTTAGCGGAAGCGGAGAAGGTTTGAAATTGGGTGATGGATTAAAGGATCGTGTGAACTACTTGGATATGCAAGTAAGTAACATCAATCAACAGATCAGCGAAATAAGCGAATCGGTAAAACAAACGCTTTCTAACGACGTTAGCGGAAGCCCTACAGCAGTGCCAACAGTTAATACTTCTTACGAGGTAATGCTTCAATACAATGCTACCGACGAAATAATGGAGTGGAGACTGCAGGAACACGGCACCTTTAAAACTTATACAACAGGCACGAGCTCACTGGATACAAACTTTGAGGGGCACCTTGGAAATACTGCGGGCGGTTCTGTTATTTTAAACTTGCCTGCTGTAGCTACACAGAAAGGGAAAAAATATTACTTCGTGAAGTCGGGGGCCTCGCATACCTTGAGGATAAATGCCTATACAGGGGAATCTATAAACGGTGCGGACCACTTCCTTTTAAATACAAACTACGATTCGCATACTATTATTTGCGACGGTACCCA